TAAATAAAAAACATAAGATTATGAGATACAAAGAACATGCCAGCCGCGAAATCGATGCGGCAATCAACATTCTAGTTACAATGATGAAACTAGTCGAACGCAAACAAATCACAGACACCGAGGCGTTAAACAAAATGAATGAAATTCTTAAAAAATTAGAATCGGTAGAGGAAGCTATCAAGTTAAGCTAATGAAACAGTATATACTAGCCATATTAGTTGCTTTATCAGCATTTGCCATATCAGCATCTGCTGCCTTCTATTCCATCACCGGATTGACTAAACTATTCGCCGGCGTTGGTTTTGCCATCTTTATTATGGCAACAGCATTAGAAGTTAGTAAATTAGTTATTGCATCTTTACTGTATCAGTATTGGAGTGAAATTAACAAAGTATTGCGAGCATATCTAACTGCAGCAATGGTTGTACTTATGGTAATTACTTCGGCTGGTATATACGGTTTATTAAGTTCAGGTTATGAAGTGACTGCTAATAAGTTAGAAGTTAATAAAGCTACGATTGAAAATGTTGAAAAACAAAAGGCTTTATTTGAAACGCAAAAAGCAGCATTAGAACAAGAACTTAACTTGATTAACACTAACTTAAATGATTTACGTAAGTCAGGTAGTTCAACTATTACCGAACAAGTTTACGATAAACGAACTAAACAGTACGTAACGAAAGCCGTTAGAGTACCTGCTAAGTTTATTGAAAAACAAATCGACGTAATATCCAATCAGAAAAGCACTAAGGATGAAAAATTAACTGCAGTTAATGATTCTATATTTGCTTGTGAAACTAAAATTCTTAATTTGAAAACGGATAATGATATATCAGCTGAAATTGGTCCACTTATTTACTTATCAAAAATAACTGGTAAGCCTATGGATGTAGTTATCAATTGGTTTTTATTATTGATTATTTTCGTATTTGACCCATTAGCAATTGCATTAGTTATCGCTGCAAACTTTTTATTTGCTAAGATAGGTAAGTCTTCCGAAACGAACAACAAACAAGAAGAACAACCTATCGAAGAACAAGTTGAAAGTATGCGTGATGTAGTAGACGCATATGATAGTTTACAAAACGAAATAGATAATTTTCAAACTACAGAAGTAGTAGAACCTGCAGTAGAAACTGAAACTGCACCTGAGATGGTTTATTCAACAATTGAACAACCTACCACGTACGAAGAAATCAACCAACGCGAACAACAACAACATGAAAAAAAGCAGTTTAAGCCATTAACAGAAGAACAAATGAAATGGATGTCTGCAGAACAAATTGACGCATATAATAGACAATTCGATGAGCAATAATACATATCCCAAGAAAAAAATAGACGGTAAGACATATATACTTTGCCGTAATAGTAGCGATGAAAGTCCGTATTTTAGAGGAGTCATTTGCAAAGAATGGGTACATATTAATCCAGATAGTATATCAGCTGTTTGTAGTAAATGTGTAACGGAAAATCAACGTGGATTAAATTAAATTAGGTTTCATAAGATTTTTTCTTTATAATATTGTATGGATATATACAACGAACGAAAAAGCAAACCAGCTAAGTCACAACATAGTACGTTAGCTGAAAATGGTTACGAAGAATTAGAATATATACTTCAGACCGGTACGGATATACAAGATGGCATTGTATATATTTGTGGTGAAATAACAGAGACAACTCTGTTTGATATTATCGTTAGAGTGAGAGCTATACAATCATTTAGAGATAGCGATAAATACAAAGGCGACCCGAAATCACCAATTACTTTTTTAATTAATTCGCCTGGCGGTAGCATGCATGATATGTTAGCCATTATAGATTTTATACGAGATTTAGATATTACAATTAATACAATTTGTCGAGGTACGGCATTTAGTGCTGCAGCGGTTATCTTAGCATGTGGTACTGGTACAAGGGCAATGAGCAAACATAGTAGTGTAATGTTTCATCAGAGTTTAAATTACGTCGAAGGTAAATTTAATGACGTAAAAGCTTCGATTGCATATACACAAATAATGGAAAGTGATGTACAGAATATTTTAGTAGAAGTTACAAATCAAAAAGATGCTACATGGTGGCGTGATAAAATGAAAACGGACTTCTTTCTTTCTGCTACGGAAGCTTTGGAATTAGGCGTAATAGATGTTATATTATAATTATGAAATTGACAGAACAACAAATTTTAGCCAATTGGGAAACGTTTAGAAAAAACATTAATACTTTATTTCCTGAGAAGGCAGATGCATTAAATGTAATGTATGACGAATTAGCAGAGCGTATCTGTATGATGCCTGCTTCCGGCGTAGAATATTATCATAATGCTTTTGCGGGTGGTTATGTAGACCACGTATTGCGAGTAGCTAAATGCGCAGAAACATTGTACGGTACTTGGAAAGAAATGGGTGCAGATATGTCTGGCTATACTTTACAAGAACTATTGTTTGCTGCATATCATCATGACTTAGGTAAGTCAGGTTTTCCCGGCGAAGGTAATGAAAACTATTTACCTAATGATTCGGAATGGCATAGAAAGAATCAAGGCAAGATTTATACGCATAATCCTAAATTGCCGTTTACATTAGTACCGGATTTATCAATCTATTTATTACAACATTATAATGTACCAATGACATGGAATGAATTTTTAGGAATTCGTATACATGACGGTATGTACGATGATGCTAATAAAGCTTATTACTTATCACGTAATAAAGATGCTAAATTACGTACTAATATGCAAGTAATATTACATCATGCGGACCATATGGCGGCTATGATTGAATATGATAAAGTAAAAACAGAAACTAATGTTACTGTAACGCCTATCAATACTAGCATTAGTAAAGGACATAGATTACAAAAATTAGAAAGTATCGCAAACAATCCAGCTGCTCCAGCAACGGATAAATTAAGTAATATGTTTGACGATTTATTTGGAGATAAATAATGGCAGCAATAACAATTATACTATTAGTAATTTTATTAGGCATTAGTGCATATATAAATTACAATACTTTAAAAAAGCTTGAAGCGCAAGAAGACTATATTAAGGAGTTAGAAGACACATTATTAGGTTTCGATGCGTTTGTTATACGTTTATATAACAAAGCTAAAAACGGTTTAATAGCAGCTCGTACAGCAGACCAATTAGGTTCGTTTGAATCTGATGATGAAACGGGTGCTATATTTACAAGTTTAAAAGATATCATTGAAGATTTAAACAAGGAATTCGAATGGCAAGAAAACGAAGCGGAAACAAATTCTACTTCACAAACGAGACGGAACAGGCGATAATCGAATTCAATTCGTGCACCGACCCGCATCGTAGAAATAGAATTTACAACGAACATATAAAAACAGCATTCGAAAAATTAGTAGAAAGTATTTATCATACATTTAAGTTTTACTATATCGATATGCCTGTTGAAGACATAAAGAATGAAGCAATAGCTCTACTCAACGAAAAGATACATAAGTTTACAAACACTAACGGTAAAGCTTATAGTTACTTTACTCGTATTACTATAAATCATTTCATCGCAAAAAATAAAGATGCATATGCTAAACTTAAACAATACGAACAGCCTGAAGCAATAGATGAAAATCGAAATGTTATAGGAGAAGTAATTTATTCAGATTATCAAGAGTCATTAAAAGACTTTACAGACCAGTTTGTAGAACATTATGATAAGAATCTAAATCGCATCTTTACAAGTAAAAAAGATATTATAGTAGCTGATAGTGTTATTGAATTATTTCGTATACGAGAGAATATTGAAATCTTTAATAAAAAGGCTTTATATATTTTAATACGTGAACGTACGGGATTAGAAACTCAAAACATTACTAAGGTAATAAATGTAATCAAAAAAGACTTCATGTCGAAGTTTCAACATTATCAAAGAACTGGAGTTTTCCAAGCATTTTAAACACTTATATTTATATTAAAAGAATATGAGTACTGAGTTTGAATTATTTAAAGGTAAATCTTTTTCAGATTTAATGTCTGACATTTATCATAATTCCAAAAAGAAGGAACGTCAGATAAATACATTGATACAAGAATTACAACCTCTTATTAAGAATATTAGCGACGCTACAGTTATCGTACCTTTAATTAAAGAGTATTTAGAAGTGAGTGTTAAAAATGACGAACACTTAGTAAAATTAGCAGCAATAGTTCAACGTTTAGTATCGGCTGGTAGTAAAACAAATGACGATGGTTCAAATAACGAATTTGGATTATCAGACGAAGAAAAAGCAGCATTGTTAAAAGAAGCAGAAGCTACTTTAAAGGATATACAAAAGGAACAAGATGCTACAGTTAGCAGAAGTTAAAGATACAAAAACTGCATTTAAGCCATTTACAGATGAAAACCAAAATGAATGGCCGTTGGGTACTATACGTATCCAAGTGCTAGCTGGCACTAAGGACAGAGCATTATTTGAGTATGCGGCCCCATATTCATTTTGTAAACGCGTACCGTTAGTAGGTGAACATGTTTTAATATTTAAAGCACCTAGTTTCTTTTCATTAGGTGGCGTAGCAAACGATTCTATATTTTATTATATAGACCCGATAACTATACAAGGTAGTGTAAATTACAACATACTACCAAATAACAATACATCTTATATTCAGCCGCCGGCTAATTATACTAAAGCAACATCGCCAACAGTAACACGAAATATGCCGTTCAAACCGGGTAATAAAGAACAAAACGTTAAACAATTACAACCGTTTGAAGGAGAAACGTTAATAGAAGGACGTTTTGGTAATAGTATACGTTTTGGAACTACGTATGCTAATTATGGTTCAAATTATCAAGTTAATCCTACGTATAAAACAAGCCAAGATGGTTCGCCTATCTTAATACTACGTAATGGAGTTAGTTCGTCTCCCGCCGGCAAAACGTATGTAGTTGAAGATATTGAAAAGGATAAGAGTTCAATTTATTTAACGAGCAATCAAACATTAAATGCTTTTAAAGGCGCACAAAATAAAGTTGGTTTAGGCGTTAAATTAGTATCACAATATAAGGACCCACAAATTGCATTATCATCGGATAGAATAGTTTTAAATGCAAAACGTGATAACATATTAATAATAAGTAAAACAGATGTAGTAGTTGCAACACCGAAATGGCAAATGCAATTAGATAAATTATTTACCTTATTGGAAACATTTATAAATGAAGCCAATAAAGTATTTTCTGGACAAACGCCTTTACCAACAGGAGTAGGCCCAACCGGTCCGGCACCTAATACAGCACAGTTACAAAAAGTATTAAGTGAATTGAAAGCGATGAAACAATAATGCCTGCAAATTGGAGTACATTACAAACACAACTAACTACGTTTTTTGATAATAATCAAGTATCAAAATCGGAACGCGATACAGCTCAATTTATCGCTAATACTTATTACACATCTGTATTATCAGCTAACATCGTAACGATACCTGGCTCTATTTTAGTAACGCCAGCAGCTCCAAGTTTAATAGCCAACGGATTTGAAAACACATTTCGTATATTAAAATCTAAAGGTGGACCACCATCCGCAGCAGATTATAGTCCGGCCGCGGCTGGCATTGTACAATTTTGGTTAGCATCACAATGGGCTCCAATGCCACCTCCGATAGGATATGTAGGACCGATAACCGGTAATCAAACTATATCAGGAGGTAGTCCTGCTCCATTAAACTATGATTTATGGAACGCATTTAATAATAATATACCAGGTAAAATTGGTGCAGTGATTGCATCTAAATTAGTCGCAGCGTTTAGTGCGCATTTAACTTTGGTACAAGGAATATACATAGGATTGATACCATCACCGACGGGACCAATACCAGGACCACCATTTCCATGGCTAGGAGTAGCCTAATTTCAAGTTACGAATAATTATATTAAAGAATCATTATGGACACTATAAAATTTTTAACATTAATAAAAAAAGCGGTACGCGAGGTAGTTAGAGAAGAAGTGAAACTAGCTCTACGCGAAGAAATGGTAATGTTACGTGAAAGTTTACGTAATACAAACCAAGCTCCGATTGTAGAACGTCGAGTAACTAAGCCAACAGTTACTCAACCTACAATGAAAAAACAAGCTCCGGTAGAGAAAAAGACTTTTGTAAAAGACCCATTGCTTAACGATTTATTAAACGAATCGACACCGTTTGGAAGAGATGCGTATACAGCTACGCCATTTTCATTTACAAGTAATGATGTAATGGGATTTGCTGGAGAAGACCCATTCTCTGCACAACCAACAGCATTAGTAGATATAGAAGGCAATACAGTACCGGTAGCAAATGAAGCAACTGAAGCAGTTGTTAATGCAATAACAAGAGATTATAGCTCGTTAATGAAAGCTATTGACAAGAAAAAAGGAAAATAATAATTGGCACGTACCGAATACAAATATAACCCAATTGATTTAATACCAGACAAAGCGGTTGGTATTAAGTTGCCGTTCCAAGGCAAGCGAGGATTATTTGACCTTTCATATACAACGCAAGAACAAGCCATATCAAATTTAAAAAATTTGGTATTGACGCGTAAAGGAGAAAGATTGATGCATCCTAACTTCGGTACGTCAATTTATGACGTTCTGTTCGAAAATATGTCGGAAGACTTTTTTATTGAAGTAGAAGACAAATTGAGAGCTGATATTGAATTTTGGATGCCGTATTTAATAATAGATACAATCGACGCTTCGCCATTAGCATTTGGTGATGCTAAAGATTTTGAAAACGGTTTTAAAATATTGATAAGATTTAGAGTAACAGAAAACGGAGCTAATAATACTATTGTCATAGCATTTGGTAATAGTCAAGCTACTATAATAGAAATATAAGGATAGTTAATGTCAAATTTAATTAAAAAGGACGTAAAATATATTAATAAAGATTTTGGTCAATTTCGCCAGAACTTAATTAATTTTGCTAAAAATTACTCCCCTACTACATATAACGACTTCAACGAAACGTCGCCGGGTATGATGTTCATAGAGATGGCATCATATGTAGGAGATGTACTATCTTTTTATACTGATACACAATTCAAAGAGAGTTTATTAACATTAGTTGAAGAACCGTCTAACTTATATAATCTAGCACAAACGATAGGTTATAAACCAAAGTTACGTACAGCAGCTATTGTGGATTTAGATTTCTTTCAATTAGTGCCATCAATCGGCAGTGGTCAAAGTACTAAACCAGATTTTAAATATTGTTTGACAGTACCAGCAAATACATCTGTATCGACAACGGATGGTGTATCTTTTAGAACTTTAGATGCAGTTGATTTTGCATTTAGTAGTAGTTTCAATCCTAGCGATGTTACGGTATATCAAATTGACGGTACCGGCCAAATTACTTACTATTTAATTAAGAAAAAAGTACAAGGTATTGCTGGTGAAATTAAAACAGCGACATATACATTTGGCGAACCAAAACCGTATGATAAAATTGTAATTGATGATACGGACCCGGTTATAGAAATAATCGATGTAACCGATAATGACGGTAACGTATGGTATGAAGTACCGTATTTAGCACAAGATGTTGTACCAGTAGCAATACCAAAT